AAACAAGGAACCTCGTTTTTTCCCAGACATCCCATGTGTCTAGGTATTTGTCTGATTTGAGCATGACGATACTGGTGCCGAACCATTTTTCACAGTCAACAATGAAACGTTTGTTGTCCTCATGTTCTGCCCCGGTGTCTACATAGGCAACAACGGTGTTGGGGTGGTTTTCTTTCAACACCAGTTTTGCTGCTACAGCGCTAGCTGCTCCCGCACTGAACCAAAGTAATTGCCTGCTAACCATTTGTTTCTCCTTGTTCCCATAAGTCTCGGTACCATTCGTCACCAAAAATGTTCCACGGATGATGCCCGTATTTGACGCATATTCTGTCTGCAAAAAATATGGGGATACCCGTTTTTTCCCATTCAACCAACGGGCCTCGATGGTCATGCAAAAAAACTTTAGGTAAATTGTCTTTCATTGGTTGAACGTTGATTGTTGGTTGGCCTGTTGAACGTCGTTTGCGTTTAGCGTTCGATTCTTTTCCTACCGTTTTGCATGGTTCGCATCGGCATCCTTCACGGTATGCACCTATTCTTCCGTGCTGGCGGTTGGGGCTAAACGTTTTCATCACATTCGTCACATTCTGATTGGATTATCCCGCTGCCACATTCGCATGGTTCGTCACCCGCACAGTAGTCGCATGGCTCGATGCTGCGAGAATTACATTTACACCCCATTGCGCATAGCCTTGCCGACAATCTCTGCCGCATACAAATCCTTGTAAATCTCCAGCTGCTTTTCCAACTCCTCAATCTGCTTGACCATCGCCTGCCAGTCATCCCTGAACCGGTCACGGTCGTCACGCATCGCAAGCCAGTTCCCCATCGGGGTAACTGTCGCATAAGTGTTGTTCGCAATCTTGTAAGACAATTCTTGTGGTTCCTCAATCGGACCCATAACCGGCCTCCCTCAAAAGTTTTGTTAAATCATCTAAACGCATAACCGCATACTGGTCACCAGGTTCACCGTATGACCTTCGTTTCACAACAAGAATCCCATGCTCAGCTTTCGCATTGACACGTTCCTGTTCGGTTTCTTTCAACCAACCCGACAGGTTGAGGGTCTTATGGTTTTTACATTCCCAAACCAAAGGCCCTGTCCCCGTAATGTCGCCTTTATCAAGGTTGCCATGCAAAGCCCTACGCTCCGCATGTATCCAACCTTTAGTTTGCAGGTATCGGACTATCAACGTTTCGAAAGATGTCCCTTTACCCCTTGCGACACCCATTATCCTTCGCTTTTTTCGTTGTTCAACTCATGCCAAGCTGCACGTAACGCTGGCAAATCTGATACCTGAACTGTGTTGTCCCATTTCAATCCGGCTCGTTGCGCAACCATGATGGTTGACAAGCCTTTATCGGTGCAAGCCTTCTCAAAATCTGCCCGTTGTTTGTCTGACAGTTTCTCACCATCATCAACAGGTTTCGCTGAAGTGATAGGCGCAGGCTTGGCAGGCATAGGCTTGTTGATAGCGTTACCTAACGGTTGTTTCACCGGTTTAGGGTTGTTGTCTAGGTCTTCCCATTCCTGTTTAGTCCACAGGCTGAGACAGAAACCGAATCGCATCGCAGCGTTACGAATGAAGTCGGACACAAGTTCTTTGTCTAGGTCTGCTTTGTCTGCACGAACAGAACCGACACCTAAACGTGACTGGCCTAGCACCGTGAGTTCCCCCCACATGGTTGCCATACCGTTCTCGATGTGGATAGCGGGTCGACCGTCTTTCCATTCGATAGGAACCCAACGCCAGTTCTGGTCGGTTTCCAACAAAAATTTTGTTACGTCGGCATGGCCCACAAAGTCGAGTTGCTGACCGCCTTTGGGTAGTTTCCCAACAATCTTTGGGTCAGGCACACCATATTTGGTGAGGATGTTGGATAGTGCTTGCTTGTTATCTTCCATTAGCGGGCCCTTTCAAGAGCAGTGTTCTTACGACAATGTTGTTTGTGTATTTCTCAACAATTTCTGGGTGTTCTAGTTGCATAACTTTCTTGTTGAAACTTTGGCGTGACTGGCCTTTCCATGTGGCGACAACATCACCGTTGATGGTCACCCCGTCATGGTTGCCTATCAGTTCGCACAGTTCTGCTTTCAACTGGTCCTCCAATTCTTCGTACGCTTTCTTCTCATTCTTAACGTGACGTAGTTGTGAAACCAAATCGGCGTGAGCATCACCTATCTCTAGCATTGAGCCACGTTCAGGTGCGTTGTACCTTTTAGAGATTGTTTCAAAACTCCACGACACCCCTGGCGGGGTCATGTTCATGTCGATAGCCGCCAACCATTCGGAGGCTTTCGTGATGTGTTCCTCTTTTTCTTCATCCGAAACCTGTTGCACCTGATAGTGCATTGATAGCGACGAATCAAAAACTGCCCACAAGATTTCTGTTACATCCGCACAGATGGCTTGTTGGATTCCTTGTATACGCCAGTAGTCGGGTAGTTCACCTTCAAACGGCCTGTTGTATGTTTTGATTTCCAAAACCATACGCCCGTGTTCCGATTCAAAAAAGCCGTCTAGTGTGGATATTAGTCGTGCGCCACGGTCATCGTTGTAAACAAACAGTTCGTCAGGTGTACCCCATTCGACACCTGTTTTGTCTGTCGCCCATTTGATGCACAGCGGTTCCAAATCGTTGCCGCGTGTCATCGCCCATGATGGTTCTGTCGGAACGGGGGGCGTGTCCGATAGTAGTTCTGCTGCGTACTGGTCGGGTTTGACGAAACGATGCAGACCGTAGATTGCTGCGGCTGCGCTTGCACTAATACGTTTGTTCCCATTCTCGTCCTGGAATCGGAGTGTGAGCCAAGCTTGTGAACCGTGTTCAGGCTTGGTTATACGGTATCTTTGGTGACCCATATTGTCCCTTTCGTTTGTGTTGAACGATGGAACTTTAACTGAGGGGTGTCACATATGCAAGGCTTTTATGGAATTATTTGTGCAGTGAACGGTTGCAGAAACGTTACGGTGCGCACCATTCCTTGTGGGATATGGATTACGTGGTCAAAAAAGTCGTCGGGGGATTTGGATTGGGCGATGGTCATGTGGTTCGGTTTGCCACCATCAATTTCGGGGACGAGTATCCCGCAGGTGTGAACAATGTGTTCATCTTTATCATCGGGGTCGAGTGTGTCCCAGTGTCCTTCACCGGCGTGAGCGTCAGCCCATAGGACTAGAACGTGGACTGTGGCTGGTTCTGCGGTCATGTTCCGAGTGTATCTCAGGCAGCTTTGCGCACTTTGTTTACCGCATAAATAAAGGAATCCAAGGCATCAATGGTTTCTAGCAGGCGGGTTTGCTGGTCCCCGTAAACAACTACACGGGTAAGGAATTCACGGATGTCTTGGAGTGTTTCAACAGTCATAGGACTGGCTAGCCTACACGCTAGATGTCGCCTTTAAGATGGTCGTCAATATGGTTGTCTAGTTTGGTTTCTATCCGGTTCAGGCCGTCTGCCACAACTTGATGGTCCTGCTGGTTTTCTTTCCGCATCGACTGGAATAGTGAAGCCAAAATGAGTCCGACAGCACCAATAGTGGCGACTACTACTGCTTCGCTCACTCCCACATCTCCCCAGGGTTGGGGGCGACACGGTGGTACACCTCAGCTGCGAGCATCACGATACTGAACACAACTAAACCAACCAAGGCGAGTCCCCCAAACGTTTTGAACATTATGCTTTCTTGCCCTTTTTTTCTTTGAGTGTGGGACGTTTTACTTTGGTTGCGATAGGGACGCTGAGTGTTGTTTCGGTGACTGCCGGTGGTGGGTTGTCTGCGTCGAAACAAATCATGTGCCAAATCTCAAACTCGGGGTTGCGGGGGTCTGCGATTTGCCATGACCAACCGTAGATTTCGGCGTTCTTTTTGAGCCATGCAACATGTTTCGGGGCTGAACCTAAACCAACATTCTTTTTGTTGATGACAGCACAAACGTCGATGGCGACAGCGAAACCGTGTTTACTTGTGCCGGGGGTGCCTGCTGGTGAACAGTTCTTTTTCAGGTACCACGTTTTGCCTTGGTATTTGCGGGTGATAGTTGGTGTGCGACCCTGATCTTTGAGGCTGTAACGCTGCTTGAATAACGACTGTTGTTCTTTTAACGTGCGTAATGCGCCGACGTGCGACAGTGTAAGCCCATCTGCTAATGCTGCTTGCCGCATTGCTTCCCAGCATCGGGCTGCCTTGTGGTGTACTTGACCGTAAGGTTTGATGTTCCCTAAAAGGTTGGCGGGTACTTCACCGTTAGAGATTTGGGCCATGTCTTTGGGTAGAACAAGTTTTTGGATTGGGAACATTATTCGTCTTTCATTTCGATGGCGGTCAAAACAACAGTTGCGGTCAGCAGGATGCCTGTTAACCATAGGGCTTGAGTGCGGGTTTGCCCTGAGAGGGTGATAATAATGTACCCGCTGGAACATGCGGCGACTATCAGTGTGGCTAA